ACTTGGCTATGGTTCTATGATTGCTAGTACTAATACAGGTAAGGCTGCTATTACCGAGAAATATTTAGGTGTTGATACCCTTGGTGACGCTAATAATCCTTTGGTTTATCAGACTTCGCAGACAGTTAATGCTCTTCCATTTCTTGCTTATCAGAAGATTTATTATGATTTCTTCAGCGACGGCCAATGGGAAAAGCACAAAGCTTACGCCTATAATGTAGACTATTGGTCCGGAGCTGGTAATATTGGATTGGTTACTGATATGGTTCAGTTGCGCTATGCTAACTACCCGAAAGATTATTTCATGGGTATGTTGCCGTCTTCTCAATATGGTTCGGTAGCTGTTTTACCTTCTTATCTTCGTTCTGATTTAGGTTCTAATCTTATTATTGCCGGTGGTATTAAATCTTCAAACCCTGATGATAATCCTACTGTGATTAATACTGTTAAGACTGCTGATGTTGTTACTTCTAATACTAATAGTTCACTTACTGGTCGATTTTTGAATGTTAATTCTGACCTCTCTGCTCTTTCAATTCGTGCCACAGAATACCTCCAGCGCTGGAAAGAAGTAGTACAGTTCTCTAGCAAAGATTACTCTGACCAAATGGCTGCTCAATTCGGTATTAAAGCCCCCGAGTACATGGGCAATCATGCACATTATATTGGTGGTTGGTCCAGTGTTATCAACATTAATGAGGTAGTTAATACTAATCTTGATTCTGATTCTTCTCAGGCTTCTATTGCTGGTAAAGGTGTATCTAGTAATTCCGGACATACTATCACTTATGACTGTGGCGCTGAACATCAGGTTATCATGTGTGTATATCATGCTGTACCTATGCTGGATTGGAATTTGACCGGCCAAAATCCTCAGTTGACTGTGACCGCTATATCTGACTTCCCGCAACCCGCATTTGACCAGCTTGGTATGCAGGCTGTCCCTGCTCTGAATCTTCAGAATAACCCTGGACGAAATGTTTCCGGTTCTCTTGGTTATAACCTCCGTTATTGGCAATGGAAATCTAATATTGATACCGTTCACGCTGGCTTCCGTGCTGGTGCTGCTTATCAGTCTTGGGCTGCTCCTCTTGATGGCTGGCAGGTATTGACTTCTTCCGGTTCTTGGTCTTACCAGTCCATGAAAGTTCGTCCTCAACAACTGAATTCTATATTCGTTCCTCAGATTGATTCTACTAACTGTTCTGTTGCGTTTGATCAGTTGCTCTGTAATGTTAATTTCCAAGTATATGCCGTACAGAACTTGGACAGAAATGGTTTACCTTATTAATTTGTATTGTTATGAGAAGTTTTGCTTACAAAAATCCCGATTTTATTAAGAATGAAGTTGTTCCCGAATTGGTTGAAGATAATCCGTGTTATCAACAATCTGTATATGATTCTGTAATGTATGATGAATCTCCTGATGGTGATTTGATTCAATGTGATATGACCCAGATTCTTCTGAATCAAGAAAAATATCGTCGTTTGCTTGGTGATATGAATGTTCAGAGTATCCTAGCCCAGATGCATCCTACCCAATCTACCGTTATGGATGGTATGACTGATGAAGATCGTTTTAATTGTGTCATTTCTCGTCACTGTCAGACTATGTCTGAAAGACAAGCTGTGTTACGACAATTAGCTAATGAGAAATCAGAATTATCGGCTTATGCCGAATCTATGTTGGCAGAGATTAAGGCAGCGCCGTCTACGGATTCCGCTTCTGCCTCTCCTGAATAATGGGACTATTTGACGCTATAGCTTCCTCGGCTGCAAACCTTACCGACAATGTTGTCGGTATGGTTAATCAGAATCATCAGAATAAGGTTAATCTCCGCATGATGCGTGAACAAAACGCGTTTAATGCCGAACAAGCGCAAATTCAACGTGATTGGCAGCAACAAATGTGGGGCATGAATAATGCCTATAACTCTCCTAACGCTATGATTTCTCGTGGTTTGAATCCGTTTGTTCAAGGTTCTGCTTCTATGGCTGGTTCTAGGTCTCCTGCTTCAGGCGGAGTCGCTGCTACTGCTGCTCCTGTTCCTAGTATGCAGGCTTATAAGCCTAATTTCTCTAGCGTGTTCCAGTCTCTTGCTTCCCTTGCTCAAGCTAAGGCTTCTGAGGCTTCTGCTGGCGAATCGGGCGCTCGCGCTAAACAAACTGATACGGTAACTCCTCTTTTGTCTGATTATTATAGAGGCCTTACTAATTGGAAAAATCTAGCTGTTGGCTCTTCCGGTTACTGGAATAAGGAGACAGGCCGTATATCTGCTGCTCTAGACCAGTCTACTGAGGCTCAAAATCTAAAAAATGCCCAGTTTGCTGAACGCATATCTGCCGCTCAAGAAGCACAGATTTTGCTTAATTCTGATGCTCAACGTATTATGAATAAATATATGGATCAGAATCAACAAGCTGATTTGTTTATTAAGGCTCAAACTTTAGCCAATCTTCGGGCTCAAGGTGCTCTTACTGAGAAGCAAATCCAGACTGAAATCCAGCGTGCTATTCTTACTGCTGCTGAGGCTTCCGGTAAGAAGATTGACAATCGTGTAGCTTCCGAGACGGCTAATTCTTTGATTAAGGCAGCTAACGCCTCTAATGAATTGCAGTATCGTGATAGTACGTATGATTATGAGAATGTTAAGCTTCGTAAACATACGGAGTATGAAACCTCTATGGCGAAGCAGAAAGCCGCTGAATATGGCGCAGAATTGGCTCGCAAACAAGGTCGTACTCATTATTGGGATTCTGTTTCCCGTGGTCTTGGTGCTGTTGCCGCTGGTGTCGGCAATGTAATTGGTGCTGGTTCTCGTCTTGGTGGCTTTGGCCGTAAGTGAATCTATTCTCTTTCCCTCCGCGAAGCGGAGGGAAAATTTTTTTTATACATTTATTAACATTTCGTAAACACTATTTAACTCCAACTTTGTTGAACTTTGCAAACTATTTCGTATCTTTGTAATACAGAAAAGAACCATAAAACTTATATATTATGTATTACGAAGTAAGAATTAAAAAAGGACGCAAAGTTGTGTTTTCATTGTGTGTAACCTCTATGGATGATGCCCTCGAATGGTTTTGTAAGTATGAAGCCAAACAGGATATTTCTGGTTGTGTGTTCCAGATTATTCCGAAAGTAGGTAGGCAATAAGTCCTACCTTTTCTTTTGCCCCCTCCTGTCTGCATAGTCGAACCCAAAAAAGGAAGCAGGACTCACTTGTTGTCTTCCCCTATTTTTTTAACCTAAACCTTATCGCCTGCTCAATGTTAAGCTCCCTTTTTAGGTTATGCGTATTGAACGTTCTGTTGGTGTGTTAATTAAGCGAAGCCCCTAGTTGTGTGCGAAGCAAATCCGAGTTATCCTCTCGGATTCTCCATCCCTTGTCTATAAACGCACAACTCACACTCTATCGTAGAATCTAAAAAAAAAAAGAATTTTCTTTGGGACTATAAAAATAGTTTGTATATTTGCCCCCGTTAGAAGTTACAACTATTATTAACATTTTAATATTCTTACAATTATGCAAAAATTCATTATTTCAGTTAAAGACAAAAACACTGGTCGTGATGTTATTCCGCCTTATGTTGTTAATTCTCTCGAAGGTCTTGGACCTTATTCTGAGCGAGTTTCTCGATTGGGTCTTATCGTCATTGTGGACTCGATTAGAGAAAAGAATGATTTTGTTGAACTTAAAACTCAAGGCGATGAAAAGTAATAACATTTGGAAGATTATTATCGGCGCTGTATCTGCTGCCTTAGGTTATGTTCTTAATGCTATTGGATTATGAATTATACTCTTATGCATTTTTTTGAATATTTGCTGTATTCTAATGCTCATTTTTCGGTGACTAGCGCTAGACGTACTCCCGAGCAAAATAAGGCTGCTGGAGGCGTTCCGAATTCTCAGCATCTCGTAGGCGAGGCTGTTGATATTAAGCCATATGGTTCTACTACATTTAGTAAGTTGCTCGAAATGATTCATTTTTTTTCTGATAATGTTTCGCCATTCGATCAGCTTATTATATATCCGACATTTATTCATATTTCATTCTGCTCGCGTAATCGTCGGCAGGTAATTGATAAACGTAAATAATTATGAAATTTTCTCCCGATTTGCTTAAAGCTGTTGACCATTGTCAGCATCGTTCCTTTATCACAAATAGGTATAATGGTGCCCGCATTGCCGTGGATTGTGGTCAATGCGATTATTGTATCCATAAGAAAGCCCAAAAAGCGTCCATGCGTGTGAGGACCGCTGGAAGTGCCTTTAAGTATTCTTATTTTGTTACACTTACTTATGATAATGAACATGTCCCCCTTATGGCTTGTAAGGTTTTGCATAGTGATTATAATGACGCCTTAGGCATTTCGGGAGATATTCATTTTGGCCATGAATATCATAAATATATCCCTGTTTCTGAATATCAATGTGATGATGACTCCATGTTGCGCCATATATTCTTCGAGCAAGTACAGGGTACAGTGCCGTTTGACCGTGAGATTAAGGAATATGTTCCTGTTAAGGATAATTGGTTTCTTAGTATGGCTGCTATTCGTAGTTTTATCTATAAGACGCAAGCGGTTGACAAAACGGATTATCCCGCTTCTGCACAATACGGTCGTGATAACCTTATTCCCTTTTTGAACTACGCTGATGTGCAGAATTATATTAAAAGATTACGTAAATATTTATATAAGCAATTAGGTTCTTATGAAACGCTACATTTCTACGCTGTCGGTGAGTACGGCCCTGTCCATTTCCGTCCGCATTATCATATCTTATTATTCACAAACTCGGAGAAAGTCTCAAAGGTATTACGATACTGTCACGATAAGAGTTGGAAACTCGGTCGTTCAGATTTCCAGATTGCCCGAGGTGGAGCTTCTTCGTACGTTTCGAGTTACGTTAACAGCCTTAGTTCTGCTCCCTTATTATATCGCTCATGCCGCGCGTTTAAACCCCGCTCGAGAGCGTCTCTCGGATTCTTTGAAAAAGGTTGCGATTTCGTGGAAGGTGAAGAACCTTATGCGCAGATTGAGCAAAAAATCGATTCTGTCGTTAATGGAAGAATCTACAACTTCAGCGGCCTTAGTATTCGGTCAACTCCACCCATGTCGTATATCCGTACCTTATTGCCCCGATTCTCGTCTGCTCGCAATGACGATAGTATTGCGATTGCTCGAGTTCTTCGCGCTGTACATTCAACGCCAAAAAGAATTGCAAGATATGGATTCATCGATTATAAACAGGACTCAGTTTTGAGCCTTGTCCGTACTTATTATCAATATCTTAAGACTAATCCTATTCTTACTGACGATGATAAGATTGTATTACATTCTGCTAGGTGCCTTACTAGGTTCTGTAACAGTTCTAGTGATGTCGATATTGAGTCTTATATTAATAAGCTGTATCGGCTGTTCCTTTATGTCTATAAGTTCTTCCGTAACTGGCATTTGCCTTCCTTTGGCTGTAATATTGATTCTTATGCCGGTCGTATTATGTTTATCCTTAAAAAAGGTATAGAATATGAGAAGAAAAAGAATTATGAAGATTTGCGAAGTGTATATGGCCTTCGTTCCCAATACCCTGAACTCTCGGATTGTATGTTCGTTCTACCTACGAACGGCCAAGAATCAGATATCTTACAGTCTGTTTCATGTGAAACGGCTCAACTCCTTGAGCAACTCCGGTACCGTAGTGCGACATACTGTCGTGATATGATTAAGCATAAAAAGCTTAACGATACTAATGATATTTTTAACCGTATGGTTTAATTTAAATATTAATTAATTATGAGTAATTTTAATCCTTTAGACCGAGCTAAGATTCCTACTCATCGGTCTTCTTTCGACTTGAGTTCGAAAAAATTGTTTACAGCTAAAGTTGGTGAAATTCTTCCTTGTTATTGGCAAATTGCTATTCCAGGAACAAAGTATCGTATTTCCTCCGACTGGTTTACCCGCACTGTTCCGGTTAATACGGCTGCTTATACTCGTATTAAGGAGTATTATGATTTCTATGCTGTACCGTTACGTTTGATTTCTCGTGCTCTTCCGCAGGCGTTTACTCAAATGACGGATTATGTGACTAGTGCAGCTAGTTCTACTTCGAATACGTCTTCGCTTACTTCTGTACCTAGTGTTACTCAGAGCGTTTTTAATGTGTTTCTTCAGACGGCTAATGCCGGAGATCAGCCTAATACTCGTGATGACGCAGGTCTCCCTATTGTCTATGGTTCTTGTAAATTGCTTGATTTACTTGGCTATGGTTCTATGATTGCTAGTACTAATACAGGTAAGGCTGCTATTACC